AGCTGTTTTTGCTCGAGTTTCAGGTCGATTTAGACATACCGGGCTATGAAGACGAAGACGAAAAGGGCAATCCGACCGGAATCAAGCTGCCTTATGTGGTCACTATTGACGAAAATAGTGGTCAAGTCCTAAAAATATGCAGAAATTACAACGAAAACGACAAATACAAGTGTCGAAAAGAGTATTTTGTGCATTATGTGCTTGTTGAAGGCCCCGGAGCCTATGGTTTGGGCTTTGTACACCTAATTGGTGGCCTTTCTAAGACAGCCACAGCCGCTCTCAGGCAACTTTTGGACGCAGGAACGCTATCTAACCTCCCTGCAGGCTTCAAAGCCAAGGGAGCGCGTATTGCGGACGACGATAACCCTATCCAACCGGGCGAATGGCGCGATATTGACGCTGGCGGGGCAGAATTAAGCAGTTCTCTGCTGCCAATGCCATATAAGGAGCCAAGTCAGACCCTTTTCTCCCTTCTAGGCTTCACTGTGGACGCTGGTAAGCGCCTTGCAAGCACAGCAGACATGCAGGTAGGGGATGCAAACCAACAGGCCGCTGTGGGCACCACAGTGGCTCTGCTAGAGCGTGGCTCGATGGTAATGTCGGCCATACATAAACGCCTGTACTACGCTCAGACGCAAGAGTTTGAGATGCTGTTCAAGGGCTTTGGCGCTTATCTACCAGACAACTACCCCTATGACGTACCGGGTGCTTGTCGGTCAGTAAAACGGCATGACTTCGACAACATGGTCGCCGTGCTGCCTGTAGCAGACCCGAATATCTTCTCTGCTGCTCAACGTATAACTTTGGCTAGGACACAGCTGGAGCTTGCTCAGAGCGCCCCACAGATGCACAACATGTACGAAGCGTACTATCGCGTGTATCAAGCCATGAACGTGCGTGACATTGACGGCATCTTGAAGGTCCAGACCAATCAGATGCCGAAGGACCCAGCCAGTGAGAACATTGACGCGGCAGATGGTAAGCAGCTACAGGCTTTTGCTGGTCAGCAGCATGATGCCCATATTGCCTCTCACTTAGTAATGGGCATGTCGCCTTTGATACAAGCCAATCCCATGGCTGCCGCCGAGCTGCAGAAGCACATTCTGGAGCATATCAAGACCAAGGCCGAGGAGGATGTTGAGGCTGAGTTGTTTGAGCAATACGGTAGCGACCCGGACAAAATGGTATCTGACATGCAGCGTGAGGCAGCTGTTGCTTTGAAAGTGTCTCAGTACATGATGGATATGAAGGCACTACAAGCACAATTGATGGGCGGCGAAGAGGGCGGTCCAGACCCTGTGGTTGCGCTGAAGGCTCAAGAACTGCAGCAACGTGCGGCTAGAGATCAGGCAGATGTAGCTCTGGGACAGCAGAGATTGCAGAACGAGCAGATGCGAATCCAAGAAAACGCGCAGGCTAATGATGAACGCATAGCTTCTCAGGAAAGAATTGCTGCAGAGCGGGCAGCTGTGGCTCGTGAGAGAATCTACATGCCTAAGCAAGGAAGACGATAATGCCATTAAAAAAGGGTAAAAGTAGAAAAACAATAGGGAAAAATATAAAAGAACTGGTTAAAACCTACGATAAAAAAGGTAAGATAGGCACCAGTAAACCGGGCAGTAGAAAAGCTGCTCAGAAACAAGCTGTAGCCATAGCTCTTAATAAGGCAGGTAAGAGCAGGAAAAGATAAACCTTCCAGACAGTGGTGTAACTGTCTGCTTACATGGGAAACCGACCATGCTGGAGTTCGCCGAGCGAGTTCTAAAAGAAATTAGAAAGCTTGAGAAAGACACCGAGGCAATTGTGTTGAGCGGTACTGTCCAAGATATGGAGCGGTATCGTTTTCTTATGGGTCGCTTGGAAGGTATTCGTCTGATTGAGCAGACGACAAGGGATCAATTAAAGAAATATTCAGAGAACTAGCACAGGAGCCTATATGCAATCTGAAGTAAAACCCACTGCATTAGAAGAAAAATGGGAGAAGAATAAATCTTCTGGCCCTAGTCTTGACGATGCTTATTCTGAGGACGGCAAAATAAAAGAAGGCGGTGTCTCCGAGGACATCATGTCTTTAATCCCACAGCCGACGGGCTGGAGAATCGCTCTACTTCCCTATCGCGGAGCTGCTGTTACTAAGGGCGGCATCATGTTGGCTAAGGAGACCAAAGAGAGAACACAACTGGCGACAAACGTCGGTTATGTCTTAAAGATGGGTCCTTTGGCATACGCGGATGAGTCTAAGTTCCCATACGGCGCATGGTGTCAGGTGGGGAACTGGGTGATTTTTGGGCGTTACGCAGGTTCTAGGATACCCATTGATGGGGGCGAAATCAGACTGCTTAATGACGACGAAATTCTGGCGACGGTGAGCGATCCAGAAAATGTTTTACACATGTGAGGTAATGTAAATGGCTGATCCACAAGAAGAACTTCAGTTTAACGTAGGTGACAACGAGGAAGAAGCTACGGTTGAAATGAATGAGGACGGTACTGAAGCTAAAGTAGCTTCAGAGGAGGTTGCGCCTGCTGTAGAAGAGGAAAAAACAGAGGAGACTACAGAAAGCACCGCCCCCGAAGAAAAAGCCCCTACCTCAGATGAATTAGATAATGTCCACGACAAAACTAAAAGGCGCATAAATAAGCTAACGGCAAGGCTTAGAGAGGCAGAGCGCCGGGAAAAATCGGCTGTTGAGTACGCCAAGGCCATTCAGACGCAACATGAGGAGCTTAAACAACAATATCAGCAGACTAGCACTGAGCGTATTGGAGAGGCCAAAGGACGGGTAGAGACCCAAATTACGGCGTTGAAAAGTGTCATTAAGAGAGCCAGAGAGGAAGGTGACATTGATACTGAGACAGAGGCGCAACAGCGGTTAACCACCGCTTTGTATGAGCAGCAGCAACTAGCTGCACAAGGGACCGAGCCTGCTCCAGCCCCAGCCCCCGTAAATCAACCTGCACCTGCCCCAGAACCTGTTCCCAGACAATCTGATCCGAAAGCGGAGCAGTGGGCAGAGGAGAACCCGTGGTTTGGTAAAGATGTGGTAATGACCAATACCGTAAGGGGTGTTCACATGGAATTAGTGCAGAATCAGGGGTTTGACCCCACCTCAGATGAGTATTATGATGAAGTAAATCGCACGATGCGGGAGTTATTCCCACGTCGCTTCCAAGCCTCTGGTGAGGAAGAATCTGCGCCTTCTAACAGGACTAACCGGAACGTGCAAACGGTAGCGCCTGCAACCCGCTCGTCGGGAATAAACAACTCAGCACGCCGCACTGTTAAGCTGAAACCGAGCGAGGTCGCTATCGCTAAAAGTTTAGGGGTTCCGCTTGAAGAATATGCTAAATACGTTAAGAGGTAAGCCATGAGCGACAAAACTGTACCAAAACTTTCTCGCAGTAAACGCGAAACTGAAACTCGTGAAAAGACTGCGCGTCGCAAGGCATGGCGACCACCCTCTCGACTAGACGCTCCAGAAGCGCCACCGGGCTATAAGCATCGTTGGATTAGGGCTGAGTCTGCTGGGCAGGATGATCGGATAAACGTAACGGCAAAACTCCGAGAGGGGTATGAGCTGGTGCGTGCAGATGAGTATCCTGAGTTTGAAAGTGTAGTCCAAGAAGACGGGAAGCACGCAGGTGTTATATCTGTCGGAGGATTACTACTGGCAAGAATACCAGAAGAAACAGCGCAGGAGCGCCGTGATTACTATACTTCAAGAACCCATGATCAAATACGGGCTGCGGATAATGATCTGATGAAGACGAACGCACATTCGTCAATGAGGATCAACGATCCACAAAGAGAGTCCCGTGTGAGCCTCGGAGGGCCAAGGTCTTCCGAATAACCTTTTTAGAGGACACTTATCATGGCAAATGCAGATAAAGCTTTCGGCCTGCGTCCGCTTGGTAACTTGTCTGCTTCTGGTAGTCAGAAGCAGTTTGGTTATGAGATTGCGGATAATCAGGCTGGTGCCATTTTTCAAGGCGACCTTGTTACTTTGAAAGACGGCTTCATTTTGCAGTTTAATCCCGCCAGTCATACGGCGGCGGTGGGCGTGTTCAATGGTTGTTTCTACACTGATCCAACCACAGGCAAACCTACTTTCTCCAACTTTTACCCCGGTTCGGTAAACATCACGCAAGGCAAGATTGTTGCTGATGTGCTGGATGACCCGAGCCAATTGTTTATTATTCAACATGATGGCACTTCAGCCGCAACTGATTATGGCAAGAATGCTGATATCGTCGTTGGCACTGGAAGCACTACCACTGGTGTTTCTGCTAACGAGCTTGATACCAGCACTATTAACACCACTGCTGCGCTGAACCTGAAGATCGTAGGTCTTTGGGATGTCCCCGGCAATGCTGTGGGGGCTAATGCTGTTGTTGTGGTTAAGATTAACGAACACCTGTACGGAAGTGCAGGGGTTGCTGGCCAATAGGAGCATTAAGACATGGCAATTTCTCGCGCACAATTAGTAAAGGAATTGGAACCCGGTCTAAACGCTTTGTTTGGTCTGGAGTACAATAACTACGAAAACGAGCATGCAGAGATATATTCCTCTGAGACTTCTGATCGAGCATTCGAGGAAGAAGTAATGCTTTCCGGGTTTGGTGAGGCTCCCGTAAAATCAGAAGGCGCAGGCGTGGCATACGATCAAGCGCAAGAGGTTTACACGGCTCGTTACACCCATGAAACCATAGCTTTGGCGTTTAGCCTGACAGAAGAGGCCATTGAGGATAACCTCTATGATCGCCTGTCTGCCCGCTATACCAAAGCATTGGCCCGTTCAATGGCCACAACCAAGCAGATAAAAGCAGCATCTATCTTGAATGGTGCTTTTAACACGTCACTTGGTGGAGACGGCAAGCCACTTTGCGCCACTGATCACCCCACCCTCGGTGGACCTGATCTGGCTAATGAGCTGGCTACTTCAGCAGACCTTTCTGAGGCTTCCTTGGAACAGGCTCTGATTGATATCGCTGCTTTCACTGACGAGCGTGGGCTGAAGATTGCGGTGCAGGGCACTAAGCTCATTATTCCTAAAGAGCTTCAGTTCACTGCAGATCGTATCCTCAAGTCCACTCTGCGTGTGGGCACAGCGGATAACGACATCAACGCGATCAACAATATGGGGATGATTCCTCAGGGTTATGTAGTAAATCACTACTTGACCGATCCTGATGCTTTCTTCATTATGACAGATGCCCCTAACGGCATGAAGATGTTCCAGCGTGTAGCAATTAGCACTGGTTTTGAAGGTGACTTTGAAACAGGAAATGTGCGCTACAAGGCTAGAGAGCGTTATAGCTTTGGCTTTAGCGACCCTCGTGGCATCTTCGGCTCTCCGGGTACTCCCTAGATCGAGAAGCTAGTTGAAGGGGGCCTTGTAGGCCCCCTTCTTTTTATATATCTTCAACACATCCCTGACAGGTGCAATCCCGCGCCTGACCCTAGCCACGACAGGAGATACACATGGCTAACACTACTTTTTCTGGTCCTATAAAGGCCGGAACTATCAAAGACACTACAGGCACAACAGTAGGCACCAATGTCACCAACGTGGGCTCGGTCGTGATGGCGCAGTCCGTTGTTTTAGATATCATTGGTGCAGATGCTCTTAATCAGCGTGTCGCTATTGTTCCTGCCAACTCTCAAATTATTGATGTGATCCTTAACGTGACCACAGTTAATAACGACTCAGGCACTGCTACGGTAGCTATTGGCACAAGTGCAGACGCTGATGCTTTCCTTGGAGCTACTAACGTCAAAGCTCTTGGCACAACAAGAGGGACTTTAGATACCGAGGCCACTGATGTGGGAACCACTGATTTGGAAGTGGTTGCTGATTTTGTTGCAAACACTGAAGACGGCTCTACCGGAGCAGCGACTGCTACTGTTTTGTATATTCAAAACAACAACCTCTCCTAAAGGAGGTGACCTGTGAGTTATAGCGATATTAAATCCGTTACCAAGACGGCAGATGCTTCTGCCGTAGTTGGTCGTTGTCGCCTGTATGGTGTGTATTTTACGAATGGCGGTAGCGCATCGTCTTTTACATTGAAAGACGGCACTACATCATCCGGCACCACTTTGATGACTATCAATACCCCAGCTGCTGCAGGCGCTCAGGACCTTTTTATACCGGACATGGGCATATTGTTTCAGACGGGCATATATATAGATGTAAATGATGCCCAAGTAACAAGTGTTACTTTGTTTTTTGAAGGGGGTGATCCTCAGTAATGGCAAGCACTAAAAACGTCAAGCGCACGCCCTCTGGGCGTGTCTCTTATCGAGGAGAAACCTTTTCTGGCTACAACAAGCCGAAGAGGACCTCTGGAGGTAGTAAAAAGTTTGCGGTGTTGGCCAAAAAAGGAGATCAGGTCAAACTCGTTAGATTTGGTGATCCGAACATGCGGATTAAAAAAAGCGATCCGGGTCGTCGTGCTAATTTTAGAGCAAGGCACAATTGCGATACTGCAAAGGATAAATTTACTGCAAGGTATTGGAGTTGTACGAAATGGTAATGAAGAAGGCAGCTAAGAAAAAGGTTGTTCGTAAAGCCAGCGGAGGCGCGGTTAAAAAGTCCAAGTCTCGTGTAAATGAGGCCGGAAACTATACAAAGCCCACTATGCGGAAGAATTTGTTTAACAAGATTAAAGCCGGGTCAAAGGGCGGTAAGCCGGGACAGTGGAGTGGACGTAAAGCCCAAATGCTGGCTAAGCAATATAAAGCTAAAGGCGGAGGATACAAGAGCTAATGGCACTCAAAAAGTCCCAAAGGTCTCTGAAATCTTGGACAAAACAAAAGTGGAGAACTAAAAGCGGTAAGCCTTCCACACAAGGACCTAAAGCTACAGGCGAAAGATATTTGCCGGAAAAAGCAATTAAGGCCATGAGCAGTAAAGAGTATGCAGCGACCACTCGCAAGAAACGAGCGGATACTGCAAAGGGCAAACAGTTTTCAAAGCAGCCTAAAAAGGTCGCTAAAAAAGTTAAACGTCATAGACGAGTGAGGTAATTAAAATGGCTGGACGTGGAATGGGTATAGCCACCAGAGGAGGTGGTGCGGTTGTTTCAGGACCTCGTAATAAAAAACTTTCGACTCCAAGCACGAAAGTAGAGGTCATGATGGCTAAAGGTGGTATGGCCAATAAAAAAGGTAAGTTTCCTGATTTGACGGGAGACGGAAAAGTAACACAGGCCGATATTCTTAAAGGCAGAGGCGTTAAGAAAATGATGGGCGGTGGCATGGCCAAAAAGAAAGGACCCATGAAAATTAAAGCGATGCGTGGCGGTGGCATGGCTAAAAAGAAAGGTCCCGTTAAAGGAATGAAAGGCGGCGGCATGGCTAAAAAGAAAGGCCCTGTAAAAATTAAAGCGATGCGTGGCGGCGGTATGGCCAAGAAGAAAGGCCCTATGAAAGTTAAAACCATGCGCGGTGGCGGCATGGCTAAAAAGAAAGGTCCTATGAAAAAGAAAATGATGTAGTTGTGAAAATAGATCGCAATAACATTGAAAAAGAAATCAGGGATTGGTCAAAACATGCTTTAGAGGTGAGCAGTCCCGATTTCAACAATTTACCTCCGTGCCCATATGCGAAAGCAGCGTGGCAAGAAGACAAAGTGGGAATAGTCTTCAAAGTGGACGCCGAAGATTATGCGGAGCTTTACTTGGCCCTCGTTAATTGGGATGACAGTAAAGAGCTGATAATAATAGCGGATACAGAATACACGGAAGACCCGGACAAATTTCATCGTTTTGTGGACGATTTAAATGAAGTAATTGCAGAGGGCGCGTTTGAAGATAAAGACTTTTGGATAATGGGATTTCATCCCGAAGATGAAGTAAACGAGCTGCTTGACGACGGCTCGTTCGAGGGTGAGACAGAGACATCATACGCTTTATATTTTGTGCAGCGATTATCCAAGTTGGAAAAAGCTGCAGAAAAGCTGAGACCTCTTGGATACTACGAAAAATATTTTGAAGAATATGATGTAGCCGAAATGTATGAGCTACGAACTAATTTTTATAGGCAGTTGATAAATGGCAACGTCGGGCACGGCAACATTTGATCTCAACATCGATGACCTCATAGAAGAGGCGTTTGAGCGTTGTGGTATGAGAATGACAGCTGGTT